TGTTCCTGACGTAATTGCAATGGTTTGATTTTCGCTGACTTCCAATCTCAAGGTTGATACACCTGCACCTGTGCCTGTAGATGTGAGTGTCGCATTGAGGCCTTGATTCAACAACGCACCGTGGCGAACTGGTATGGCAGCTCTTTTAGCTGCCGATTTCCGCGAAACTGAAATAGCTGCCGTACTCATGTTATTAGTATTTTAATGTGTCAATAGTTCCGGTTGTTGCCGTACCTGCTACAAATACAAATCGCACAGTACAGTTATCTGGCAAATCAACAAGGTTTATATCTGTAAATGCATCGGTGCTAACAATAGCCATTGTTATGTCATCGCCATTTGCATCTTTAAGCGTTGCGTAATTTGTTCCATCAATGCTGTATTTTAACGATACACTTAAATCAGCATCTAAATCGCTGTGAAAAAACCATGCAGTTAATGCGCTTCCCTGAACAGGTATATCTGCATTAAACGGGAAATCAGTTGCAACTGCTTTATTTAATGTGGTTGTTGTTGCCATTTTATGTGTGTTTTTAATGTTTACAATGTATTATTACTTGCAATTATTACCCAATCGTATCCCGATGTTACCACCATACTTTGTATAATAAGCCAATCCCCAGCCGTTGAAACTGTAAGTGTATTGTAACTTCCTACAGATCCTCGCAGGCTTTCGCTACTATAAGGGTCGATGGTAAGTGTGTATGTTGAAAGTTTAGAGTAAAGCCTAATTAATAGCACGCGCCTTGGAACCGCGCTTGCGCTTTGCAAATTAAGTGTTGCATTACCAAGCGAGCAATCGATAAGTATTGTGCTTTCGCTATCCTGTTGTGTTGTGCTACCACCACCAGCCGATGGCTTGTAAATGCGTGCATCCCAGCCGAGCGATCCAACCACATCGAGGGTGCTTTTAGGCCTTGTATCAAGTGAACGGCACAAAGCCAATGCAGCATACAGCTTTACTTCTTCGTTTGTTGTATCAGTATTTTGTATTACGCTGGTTCCGTTTGCTTTTGTGGTTTGTATTGCTGTTGTACCATCCGATTTTGCAATTACCTTTGTTGCCTTTAACGGACCAATAAGGTACCCGGTTCCGCTATCGATACTATCGCCCGATGTAGCAGGCGAAAGCGTTGTTCCGATGCGCTGAAAATATTGTATTACTTTTGATACCCATTCCAAAGCTCCGGTTGAAGCATTGCTTGCAAGTAGTTTATCTTTATTAGTGCCTATTGCCGGTGCGTGATCAAGCGGATTTGTAACAGTGTGCAGTCGGCTATGCGAGTTTGCCGAGCTATATCCGCTTGCACTACTGCCAGATGCAGAGCTACTTTGTGCGCTTGTCGATTCTTCGATTGTGGTAACATTTATAAGCGAATGATCGCTGTTAAGCTTCATAATGCTTATTATCCAGCTATCTTCGTCAGGATCAAATGTTCCAGAAAGCATAATCCAGTTTGCCGATTGATAGTTAAGCAAATTATAAGGCCTGTAAGTACCATCAAGCAATGTGAAATCGTAAATTTCTCGCGTTACTTTTGCATTTGCCGCAATGTGCCTTAGCCTAAGTTCGGCCAGCGAATAACTTGAACCTGAAACAGAGCTCCATGATGATGAATTTACCCAATTTGAACCGTCATATATCTTTAATCTTCCGGCACTAAATAGCCTAGGGCCATCGCCAATTGTGTATTTTTGAAGTTCGTAAATTACCTGGCTTGCAATTGGTGTACTTCCATCGGTTGTATTTGTGCTTTTAATGCGCTGTGATCCATCACTTGCCCCATCCTGATAATTTAGCGTTAAAAATAGCTGGTTATTTTCGGCATAAATCTGGAATGATGCACCTGGATCTGGTGACATTAAATTACCTTCATCGTCCTGAACCCGGTTAACAGATATCATAAAATCGCTATTACCTGAGCTTGGTATTACCGGCGTAATAAAACTAAGCGGAATATCGCGCAGGCTATCAAGCTGCTTAAATGGGCCTATGGTGTAATATACAACATCTGTTGTTGTTGTACTCCACGAGAGATCATCGCTATTTAAGTCGCCAGTTAAGTAATAACTACCAACTTTAAGCATGATTGCCACGCGCACAAATGCCAAACGATCGTCGGATGTATTTTCCTGTATCAGAAGCTTAAAACTACCTGAAATTATAAAGCGCTCTCCGCTACCTCCAGGAATATCTCCAAAGTCGTAATTTACATCATCAGTAATATCTGGCAAAAGTAAATTACCGCGATTTATACCTTGTTTAAATTCGTATTCGCTTGTTATTGTGCGTATAGGTGGCAAACGCCTGTATGATCCTGCTGTACGGTTAGCAGATGTTACCGCAACCGACGATTTTATAATACTTGCCGAAACAAATCCGGCATCCATCCGGTACCCATAAAAATACTGAGATGTGAGCGATGATATTTGATCAACGTAAAATTTACCATTAGTCTGAAAAATGCGTAACCTGAATGTGCGTAAAATCTTGTCGAGTGCATCGTAACAGTTATCGCTTTTAATTACCTTATACTCATCATATTCCTGAAAAGCCATGTAATCAAGGTCGGTAAATTTTAGCGGTGATTGTCCGGTAAATACGCAACTATCTTCTTTGAAATTACATAGTATTTCAACAATTGAATTAAACCCATGTATATCAATAAGAGGTAAATTTAGCTTACTTATTATTTGTACGATGTGATCAACTATTTCATTTCTGCCACTGTAAATGTTTCCATCATTATCATAATCGATATTTTTAAGCCTTGCAAGGCCGCACACTGCAGTAATACTAACATCGTAGGAATAATGTATATCATCAAAACTTACCAGATCGGTTAAAATCTGGCCTACCCATAATAGCGATATATTTCGATAAATGCGAACAGTAAACCTTTCCTCGCTTGCGCTGCTTAGTTCGTTTACAAATATTTCCAAATCGTTTGCCGAATCAATATGCAATGTAATGTTTGCTTTTGATGCAATTATTGCTTTATCGATATCGTCAACATCAGTGCCTTCATAATTTAACGTAAATCCTCCATCTACCTGCAATGCGGCTCCCGAAAACTCAGAATCCCATATTTCGATATCAAAATATGCTGTGCTTTCTGAAGCTGAATATTGCCTTATGTAGAATCTGCGTGCCATTATGCTGTGCGTGATCTGTAATAGTTCTCGCGTGTGCTGCTAATAATAATATCGCGGCCAGATATTTTACCATAAACGGTTACCATTTGTGGTATTGTGCTTGCACCATTTATGTTGTACCTTTTAGGCACGACAGCCTCACCCTTATGCAAGTAGTATGGCCCATTGCTTGGTATGTAATTTGTACCCGTTGCAAGCGCAGGCATCGATGGCCCTTTTGCAAGCAGCGATTTTAATACAGTTGATGCAGTAACGAGTGCCATCCCAGCAATTACCGCACCAACTCCACTTATTCCAATTTTATCTAGCGATACTTTTGCAAGCCCGATTGTAATGAGTAATTGACCAAACTGCTTTGCAAAATCTGCAGTTACCATCAGTATATTTTTAAAAAATCCGGAAAGTCCCATATCGCCAGATAGAAGCAGTCCAAACCCTTCGGCAGCTGTTGAAAGAATATCTTCGCGGAATGAGTTTAAAATATCTGATGCAGCATCTGCATTTTGTTGTAATTCGAAAAGCGAAGGTGCATCGTTTCCGTAATTTGTATTTACCTGTGCTCCGGTTCTATATTGCGGAGTATATGTAACATCATTTTTTATCGACTTCGGTAAACCTTTCTGAGCTATTTTTTGCATACTTGTACCAAGTTTTTCGTAATAATCAAGCTGCATTTTTAGCTGATCATTTACGTTTCGGTAATATGCTATTGTGCGCTCATTTGTAGCCAGTTTTATTATTTTTTCGTTTGCTGCAATTTGAGTATTAAGTTTACCAAGTATGCTATTTGCTTCAAGATATGCATCGCGCTCTTTTTTAGCAGCATCTGCAGCGGCTTTTGATGCATCAGCTGCAGCCTTTGCATCGTTAATTTGCTTTGCAATATTATTCCAGTAATTTGTAACCGGGTTATTTTGTATAGCATCGCGGATGCGCATTATTTCGTAATAAAGCGGATCGAGCTGATCAATAAGATTTTGAGCGGCATTTGCTTTTGATGGATTTAATAAACCATCTAACCACGTATCGTTACTTATTGCAAGATCGGCACGTGTTTGAACAATATTTTCCAATGCAGCATTTGCCTGATCTAGGGTATTAATTTGCGATGTGCCCATTAATATTATACCCTCTGCAGTGGTATTGCTGCCATAAGCTTTTATCTGATCGAAAATATCTTTAATTCCTGCAAATACAACAGAGAAACTTTTACTTTCGATTATGGCCTTACCAATATCAGCCTTCATGTTTGCCCATTGCGTTGATATTTGGGCAATTTTTTGCGCTGTATTTTCACTCTCAGCGCCCATTTTTGCAAGTTCTTCGGTGGCGATTGTTCCAACAGCCTTTGCTACGTCGCCAATTGAAGCTGCATCAGTTGAAACTCCGTTTAATTTTTGTTTAAGAGCAACAGCTGAAATTCCAAGGTTATCGAGTATAAGTGGTGATTTCCGGCCAATACCGGTAACAATAGAATCGACAAGATAATCAACAGATTGCCCTGTTTCCTCCGCCCTGCGGCGGGCAAATGTGAATAAGTTTGCAAGCTGATCGAGCGGTATTTTAAAGTTATTGGCAGCAACTGCGCGTTTCATCAGCTCGATATCGGTAACTGTACCACGGGTTGCATCCTGCAAACCCTTAAGGTAGTTTGTGCCACCAATGCGTTTAAATGCAGCTTCAACCGCCTCGGCCTTAGAAGCAAGATCAACTGCTTCTTTACCAAATTGTACTATTGCAGCAACAGAAAATGCACCGGCAATCATGCCACCGATTTTCTTCATGCTGTTGTTAAACTGGTTTAGCTCATTGCCAGCACGTTTCAGGCCCTGACTGTAATTAGTCAGATCTGTGTACATTTTAAAAACCAATCCGGTGTTTTCGGGCATCAGCTAAATATTTTTTTTACGGTTTCGGGCGAAAGTGTTACTGGTTTTGTTTTTTTTTCACCTGGCAACGGCATATAATCAACCTCGTTGGTTATAGCATTTTGTGGCTTTACCTGGCTATTGTAATATAGCAGCGATATGTGCCTTAGTCGTTTCCATGCCGATATTTCTTTATCAAACAACTCTTTATAATGTGCGCGTTGAGCGTTTACCAGACTGCGTATATCCATGTTGTTGTACATTTCACTGTATTGTATTTTTACACAACCGGTAATAACGCCCTCAAATTCATCCCATGTTAGCCCGGATTCTTCTCCGGGCTTTGTACGTTTCCCGTTTGCTCTCCCTCTAAATTATCTTTTTCGGGCGATGGCAGTGTACCGAACATGTTTAACATAACTATCTGCATTTTTTCGTAACTGTCGAAAATTTCCAAACAATCTTCGGCTGTCACGCTGCATGGTATGTTCTCGCGCCTGCAGCTTTCAGCAATCCCGAAATAGAGTAACCAGGCGTACCGATCCATAAGTTCATAAGTCATTGCCGCAACATTTAGGCCGTTTTCATCCCTAATTTCAACAGCAAGGCTGCTAATAGTATCGTTAACGTATTTTATCCCGAAATGATCGGCATAGTTTCGCTGGGCGAGCGTATTAATGGTAACGGTACGCTCTGAGTTACCTATTTCAATTGTAAACTGCTTCATTGTTTATGCAATTATTTCCTTTGTTAAGGCGCTGGCCGCAGTTCCGGAAATCGAAAACGTTGTATCGGCTTCGGCATCGGCTGATAGTGAAAAGTCAGTTAAATAGATATCGCCGGTTAGCCTAAAATCGCCAATATTCTCAGTGCTGAATTTTACGGTAAGTTTCGTGCATGCAAGTATAGCTTCGATAAGATCTTCGGCACCGTATGCTGCATCGAATGCAAATTCTGTATCCTGCGATACAGTCCATTTTAGCGATCCGGGTCGTGCAAGTTCCCATCCACCGGTATCTTTATTTACGCTTGAACGTGGGCTATGAGTAACGCTAATGCTTCCGGTTTTTGCATTAGCTATTTTTGATACTCCTATGTAAAGGCCAAAATCGGTACCGTTTACAATTCCTGCTGTTTGTGCCATTTTTTATTTTGTTTTGCGTTTATGTTTTGTTTTTTTTTGAGGTTCGCTCACATCAATTCCAATTCCTGATTTTATTAACTGCCTTGTTGTTTCAAGATCGTATTCGGCAATGCTACCCTTAGGCAATAATCTTCCGGCAGCATTTTTATAATCTTCTGTTAAAATAAGTTTCATCGTTTAACGCGTATTAAAAAATCGACAGTATGATGATAAACATCGGCCCAATCTTCAAACAAATCCTGCTCATCGGCAAATACAATGCTATCGATTAAAACAGAATTAGAGATTCCGCTGTAGCGATCGAGTATACTTCGAATAATGCCTTTTATAGTTGCAGCCTGGTCGTATGATTCGCTAAAAACATTGATTTGTACGCGTACAATATCAAGTTTACTTTCCCCGTCTTTCGTATTTAATGGAACATTGCTCACAAAGTTGTAGGTAATTGCAGGTAATTCAGAAGTTTGCAATCTGCGCGATGGGAATATACGATCGCCAATATACGTTTTTAGCGTATCATTTGCATACAAAAGAGCGTATATTACCGAACCATTCATTTTTTAAACTTCTTTATTGTTTTTTCGATATCATCTTTAAACAACCTGTTTAATTCTGATTTCGTTTTAACCTTGTTTTCATCTATAGCGGGCCGCATGTATGGGTGCGCCTGCTGATCGATACGAAACCTGCTCCCCCTTTTAAGTTTACCTACCCAAGCAAATTGCTTGTTATCGCTTTCGCGCTTATAACCACCTCCTTTTTTAATAATACCCGATGTGCCAAACTCTATAAAGTGCGCATACCAAGCATTTTTACCGCGTGGTTTTATGCTTCCGGCAAGTTTTTTTGCTGATCGTATTTGTCCGAAACGAATTGATGCTGCAACGCGTTTACTATACGGGGCAATGCGCCATTTTGCAGCTTTAATAATTGGCCGCGACGCTTTTCGCAAAATTGAAAGAACTACTTTTTTTTGTGTAACCTTATCAAGGTTTTCGAGCAACTTTTTGGCTTCTTTAAAACCATCGATATTGTGTACATTTGCCATTACAGCAATATTACAGGCTCACCTGGTGCAATTGATTTATATACTGCCAACTCTTTTAAAAAAAAGTATTCTGCAAGAGATGCATCGGCCCTAAATAGCTGATATTTTGCAATATGCTTTGTTTGATAATCGAAATCTACGATTGCCATCATATCTTTAATTTCGGTTTGTTGTTGTACTTTTTCAGCCATTATTGTCACGTTTTTCGCATTCGATTGTTAAAAATTGATTTCTGCCTTCTGTTTCAATGCCCTTTATTTCCCAGGTAATAGATTCGTAAACAAGTATACAGTTTTGAGATATTCCGCTTCGGTAACGAATGCGGAATGTTTCGGTAGTTGTACCTATGAGCTGATTGGCAGATGTTTGTTCGCTACTGCGTTTAAATACTTTTTCGGCAAATGTTGTACAAAGTGTTGTATATGTTATGGTTCGCTCGCCTGATGCGTTTACTGCAGCAGTTGGTGACTTTATGATTATTTTGCGATCAAATACCATTTTAAAAAGAGTTACAACGCCATGGAGCAAGCAAATATCTCGAGTTCATTGGCATTTCATTTACAGTGCGTGGTGTAACATCCTCACGCTGATCAAACCATGTGCGAACCATCATTTTAATAGCATGTTTTATGCTATCTGGAACTAATGCAGCTGATGTGTAACCAGCAACGTATGTAATTACAACATCGCCTGATGAACCGCGTGCTGAAGGGAATGATTTACCATAGGCCGGTGTAATAACTGCAGGCTCATTCCAATCATTAAGCATATATTCTGATGCGCTTAGTGTTTGTTGATCTCCGTTACCATCAACATAGGTTATTGATGTGATTGACTGTACCGGAGGCCTGAGCAGCACAATTTTATCGGATGGGAATGAACATATTTTTTCAACACAAGTACAAGCAATAATGGCACGCCATGTAAATTCTTCGGCCTGTTCGCGGGCAACTTTTATAAGGCTGCTTATTTCGCTATCAAAGTCGCTGATACCTTCGATGCCCTGTATTTGCGTCTTTGCTTCGGTGCTGGTAATCGGTTCCCAATCGGCAGTTATTGTGCGTATCATTGTTTACAGATTTTCGATAAACTCAATAATTGCTTTTGCTGATTTTTGGCCAATCCCTTTAATAGATTGAAAGCTTTCGGGTGTTGCAATATCTTTGAGTGCAGCAATAGTATCGATACCAGCAGCAAGCAACTCTTTTCGCATAGGTAAGTTTTCCGGAAGGTCGCTTGCTATTTCTGCGCTTAATTCAATCGCATAACCAAGCTCAATCATTTCCTTTCCAAATGCCTGAGTACAATCGAGTATAGCGCCGGTTAAATATCCATAACCTATACCCGTTGCGCTTTTAATAAATTCAATTTTCATATCGATTTTTTTAAAAATTTTTTAAAGAATCGGGGGGACATAAGTCCCCACGATTCTCGTTGGTTACCAGGCACGGTATTATAAGGTGGTGAGAGCGTCGACCATAGCAGCAAATGCGCCGGGGTGTTTTACAGCAACATCCCAGAATGAGTTTACTGTAAGTTTAAGCTGATTGTTTCCAGCAAGTGTGTAAGGATCGACGGTGATATCAAGCCCTGCCCAGTTGTAAATGTGCAGGTTGCTGAAATCTCCGAAAATAATTGCTGATGCATTACCAGATGATGTTCCCTTTGTGAGCGTGCTCGGCACAAGGTTACTCGCAACAGCCTTGTAACCGTTAAGCATATTGCTTTCTGGTCCCCAAACATATAAACCGCTTCCGCTGTCGAGCTTGGTATTTTTAAGCTGGTTTTTAACCTTAGGATTGGTAAGATACGCAAGCGTATTCATATTTGCGTTTGCGATTTCAACCTTAGCTTCGAGCTGTGTAATATGTGAATAAGTAGGATTGGAACCATCGGTACCACCCGCAACAGATCCAATACCAGATGTTGATAGCAATCCGGTTGGCTGATTGCTAGAGCCACTTCCATTTATGGCTGCAACTTCAACAGCCTGAGCAACTGCAAGCAGGATATCATTCATCAAATCATCCTGAATGCCAGGGCTTGTTTGCGCCAACAGCTGTTTTCCAATTTTAATAAATGCAGCAAGGCGCCTTGGTGTAACGCTAATTTTTGATGTGGTGCTTGATGTTTCATCTGCATCGGTATTTTCACCCTCCCATGCAACCGAAGTAGATGTACCTTTTACCAGATCGAGATTACCAACCATACCACCAAATGTTTTCGCGCCAAGGCCTGCAAGTACAAGTATTGGGCGAAGTGCCATAATTAATCCCTCTTTATCGGTAGGAATTAGCATACCTCCCTGATCTCCTGTGGTAGATGTGGTTCCGGTAGCTGACATCGCACGCTTTTCGGAATGACTAGATAAAATAAGAGATGGAATACCTAACCCTGTAACATTTTGGCCGGCTTCGCGTGCTTCTTTAACTGCCTCCTGATGCATTTCGGCTTCAATGCCATCGAGTGAATTGCCTTCTACTTTTGCTTTAATTGCGCGGAATAACGAGTATTTTTTCAAGTCGCGTTTTTCGTTATCGCTTGGACCTTGTGGATTATACGATCCTGCCATTTCTGCCATGCGCCTTTCTTGATTTTCAACAATCTTCAATCTATCACCTAATGCATTAAACTGATCGTTGTATTCATTATATTTTGCAAGTTCATCGGTCGAAAAATCGCGCTTTTCTCCTTTTGCAGTGTTATGCAAATCGGTCATAAGTTTATGTAATTCGCCGCGCTTTTCTTTTATAGAAAGCGATGTTTGCAGTTCGCCAAAAATTGGCACGATGGTTGCCAGCGCAGTTCCTGCACCTGCTAAAAGCTGAGTAATACTACCAGCATCGAAAAATTGTGCAATAAAGGGCACGGCAACAGCTGCAAAAATGAGTGCAAGCAAACCGGCCAAAATTACTCTGAAACGTTTCATTTTTTTGTGGTTTTGGTTTAAATTAATTGTTCGGGTTTGATAAATTAAGCTCGCGTTCGCGTGCGTTTGCTACAATTTCGTTGTATGATTCAGGACGTTTGGGTTTATAGCGCTTTGCCACATCGGTATCGGCATAAGCCGGGAAAGTTACAGGGCCAACATCCCATAATCGGCTTACTTTAACAATTGTGCGCAGGTCGTTATTGGGGTTTGTATCGTCAAATATCCAGCTAGATTCTGATACTTCAAACTGAAATGAGCTTCCGCGTATATTACCTAATTTTATATTTTCGAGCAAATCATTACCAGCTGTGGTATTAGGAGCATCGAATGAATACATTAGGCTTTTATCTGTTTTCCAAATCTTAAGCGTACCAGCAGAACGGCGGGCAACTATGTTATTTTCGTTATGATTAACAAGTGCAACAACATCGTGGCTTTCATCAGCAAGTATATCGTCGAATGCCTGAGGAGATATTTGTTCTTTAAACCAACCCATATCGGTAATAGAATTAAATACAGCTGCGCTGCCTTCAATTGTACGGCTTTCTGTTTCACCTGCAGCACGCAATTCGACCGGTATGGTTAAAAATCGTTTTTCTACAGTATCGATATTCATTTTCATGTTATTTATTTTTGTGGTGCTTTAGCCTCATAAAAAGCTGATATTTTATCAATAGGAGCGTAACCCGCCTGAATAAAACGCTGATCTCCACCTTCGAATTTTTGCATGTTTTCAAGTTCGGCAATTTGGTTTGGCGATAAACTTCCAATACCTACCATCTTTTGGTAAAATTCGCCACGAGCCTGACTATCGGCCCGCAAAAGCCCGTTAAATTCGTGCTCAAAATACTCAGTTCCAATTTTTGATGGAGCTACAAGTTTGCGACTGCATTCTTCTTCGAACCTATTTGCCCATGGCAATAGGGTATAGGTTACAAACTCCATGCTTTGCTGCTCGATATTATTAAGCGATGAGTTTTGTAAATCAGCAAGCATGTGGGGTGGTACACCAAACCAGCGTGCTATTTCGGTAATTTGCCACTGGCGTGTTTGTAAAAACTGGGCTTCTTCCGGGGCAATTCCTATTTTTGTGAATTTTGTTCCGCCTTCTAATATTGCCGTGCTTCCGGTTTTTTCGACGCCCTGATTTTTTTCGTTCCACGATTCTTTTAGGCGATTGTATGCAGTGTCACTTAATACGCCGGGGACTTCTAAGGCACCACCTATGTGTGCACCATTTTTGTAAAACTCGTTACCGAAACGCTGTGTGCTTAAAGCACCCTCGATAGATTCGCGTGCAATTGTAATCGGATTATAACCGACGCGACCATCAAACGATAAGCCTGGGATATGTAAAATATAAGCTGAATCTACAGTTTCGAAATTATTATTAATGCGTATTTTGTAAAATATTTTATTATTGTACAATATCGGAATGCAGTTATTATTTAGAATTGGCATAAGTTCAATCGCATTGCCTGTGCCATCACGCTTTATGTATGCATATCCATTTCCGCGGCCAACTGCATTCGCAATAAGGCTTTCGCGAAAAATATAACCGGTCATAATATCATTAGGGAATTTTAGTAACCGGATAGCCGATGATTTTGTAACAGTTGTTCGCCCGTTATCTCCATGTGTATAATGCTTCAATGGGAGGCCGGCCAATGTACTGCTTATAAGGTTGATTGAGCGCCAAACAGCCGAAAGTGTGAGCGCTGTTGAATTATTTACAACAACGGGACCTGATGAGTTTAAAAGTCCGGCGGAGCTGATGGCGTTGAGCAAATCGCTGGAAGGAGTGGCAAGCGTACCTGTTTGAATTTCAACAGATCTTTCTTCTTTTTCAAAAACGGTAACGCCTAAAAATTTATACTTTGCCATCTCTTTTGGTTTGACAAAGCAAATATGTGGGCGTTTTTTTGTGATTCTACTGTAACATTGTTACATATTTGTAAAAGTATTTTTTATTTTACTGATTTTGTGGCTGTTATAAAATGACGTTTATCACAATTACACAGTGTTAGTGCTGATACATCGCATCCGCTGTAAGCACATTTGCCGTTATATTTGTTATAAACGGCCTCGCGCTTTGACTGGCTAATTTCTCTTGAGCTTACGGTTTTTGACCTGCCTAAAGCTTTCATAGGAGCTGTATTTATTTACTCCGAAGGCATGTACATACTCTTTGGCGGTGATTTCGTATGCTTCTTCATTGGTGCGGGCTTTTTTCAGGTTTTGGAAGTAACGATTGATAAAACCATTTGTGCTTATCATATCAGCAGGGTTAAATGTTTCGCTCATGGTCGATTATGGTGTTGATTTGTGATTGTATTTTTTTAATCGGCTGTAAAAGCGGTTTGTATTGGGTATCAAAAGCATAATTAACTTGTTTGAGGTAGTGAACTATGCTAGAATGGTCTTTGTTAAGCTGGCGCCCGATTTCTGCAATTATAATCTGGCATTCTTTTCGCATAAACCATGCAGCTATATAACGAGCAAACACGAAGTTTTGCCTACGGTTGCGTGTGTTTTTGAAAAACTCTTTTTCGGGAATGTCCATTTCGAGGCAAACAAGTTTTATAATTCGCGCCGGCGAAATGCTCACACGTGGTAATTTTAAACCTGGTGCGGCGTAGGGGTTTATGATTTGCATTTTGTGTTTAATTAAATGATGATTGAATTAATTGGAGATGTTATTTTACTAATAAGGCTGTGGCTGATGTGGGTGTATATTGCAGTAGTCCTTACATTCGCATGTCCGGCAATCCGCTGTATAAGGTTAATATCTACTCCGGCTTCAACCATATGAGTAAAAGAGCAATGCCGCATAAGGTGTGTGTACACACGCTTATTATCAATACCGGCATTTTTTGCAAGCTGTTTTACGACCTGGTTAACCGAGGTTTCTGAGTATTGTAATGAAAATTGCCCGTTGAGCACATATTCTTTAGGCTTATACTGCCTGTAATAATTTTCAAGCAATGGAATTAAAGATTCTGGGAACATTACCTGCCTGTCTTTTTTGCCTTTTGCTGCAATGATATTAATGATCTTTCGGCTGCGATCAAGGTGAACCCACTTTAAATTAAGTAATTCTGAAACTCTTAATCCGCAAGCATATAAAAGAGAAAGAATAGCTTTATGCTTTAGATTTTCGCAGGCTGTAAACATAGCCTGTATTTCTTGCTGACTTAAAACTATTGGTAATTTCTTTTCGCTTCGTGGATATTCAATATACTTTAATTTTAAAGGTTGCTTAGCCGTAAGCTCATAAAACAACTTAATAGCACTTAAGCGATGCTTACGGCTGTTAATTGTATTAGCTTCGAGCAACCAGCCTTTAATTTGCTTCTCGCTTATTTCACTTGGCTTTGTCGCAACCTTTTCAAAGTGACTAAGGAGCAACTCAACCTGTGAGCAGTAATTCTTAATTGTATTATCTGCATAATTTTTAAGCCGCAGATCTTCGGAATACTGCTGTATGTACTTTCCGATATTCATGTTGTAATCATTTAATTGTTAATACTATATACAACATTTGTACAAATGATAGTTA